TTATACCAATGTATTCAATTTCCAACATTTTAGGTGTAGGTATTTTCAAAAGTTTATTAGCTTCTGTAGCACTTATTTCTTCTTTTAATAAATCTTTTAATTTAATCATTTTTGCATCCTTCTAAATCTTTTCAACTTATTCTTGTTGTTTTTCACTCTACCATATGTTACTTCTGATTTAACTGCATTTTGGTCAACCATTGATATAGCTATCTCTCTTTGAATATCTACTTCAACTGCTTCTGTTCCAGTTTGAGATTTTGTTCCATTTAAGTTGTCAAGTTTTCCCATCATCTTACCCATCATTTCTTCCATCTTTAGATTTCCGTTTGGTTCTGATGGTGCTTGATACACTCTCTCATTATAAATATCATCATTATCTTTTTTTACATTACCGTCAACCTCTTTCTCAACTAAAGGTTCAGGTCTAAAGTTAGGATGATTTGTATCATATTTCTTGATAACTTTATTTGTTATAAGTTGAACTGCCAAACTATCTTCTCCTACGAGGTGCTCTTCTACCTACTGGACGACTTCTTCTTGCTGGCTTTCTTTTGTATCCACCACTTTGACCAGCTACAGCTCCATGATAAGCTCCTTCCATACAAGTACCATTTGGCATCATATGCATCCCAGCTGGACAACTACCATTACCATTATGTCCTGGTGTATGTGCCTTTGCACCTCTTCTTCTCATTCCACCTCTTGGTTTTACTAAACCAGGTCTGGTGTGTCCACCATGTGAACCATCAATTAGAGCTCCGTAATTTGAACTCCATTGATAAGCCGGATAAAATGATTCTGGAACATCACCAGCTCCATGACCGGGGTTGAAATGTGTAGATGTAAATCCAGCACCAGCAGACTGAGTTTGTATATCTCCAATATTAACTCCAATAATTTTACCAGTGTGGGTTCGGTTTTCTGGTGTATATAAATCGTGATAATGCCGATTAACTGATGGAACAAAATGTGTATGTCCACCTTGTTGTCTTGCACCTCTTCTTCGTGCACCACCTCTTGGTTTTAAATGTGCACCTTTATATTTTCTGAATGAAGCCATTTATTTTCTCCTGTTATCTAGGTCTTTCTTCAATTTGTAAATTAGATAATCTTGACCTATGTGCTGAAGCAACAATACTATGACGATAGCCTTGATGCCCAGCTATTAATTGTGGTTCTGTTACTGAATTGATTTCCCAAAAGTGATTATTCCAATCTGTAATATCTCCGACTTCTGGATAAAAATTTAGTGAACCACTCGCTAAATTATTTCTTTGAAAAAACATCTCAATTGATGAATTGACATCAGCTCCAAATTCATCTTGTAATGTTTCTGGTTCATTGTAATTAATCATACAATTAACTCTAAATCCTACATTATAATATTTTGTAGCAGATTCACCATATACATTAGCTTCAGTTTCATCTAATGATATTTTATAAATATCAACATATTGACCTAAAACTTCATCGATTAATTCTTCATTCATTGAATCTATAAGATTAATTTCTTTCTGTGGTACGAAAAATGGTTTAGTTGCTGACATATATTTATCCTATATAAATACCCAAGGGTGCTTTATTCAACACGGCTTGAGCAGATTCTGCTTGTTCTTGTTCATGTCTTGATTTTTCAGTTAACGAAACTGAATCAAGAAATTCTTTTAATTCATCTAATAATTGTTGTTTTTCTTCTCTTCCTTCCGATTTCAATCCTTCACCATCCATAGCAACTTCACCATTCGGAAGTGGGAGTGATGCATATTTTGAACGGATTATTCCCAATAATTCTTTTGATAACGCCAATGTAAACTTTCTTATCCATTGTCTACCAGCCGCGTTTATTTCTGAATAAGTTATAAATTTATAAGGAACATTTGACGGGTCTGTTACTCTATTATTTGTAAATGTTCTTGATGTTGATTGTTTATCTTCTTTTAAGAAATATCTAAAATAAATTTTATCTCCAGCATCATCTGATTCAGGTCTTGGGAATATTCTCAATTGGTTATTTATCAATTCAAATGAATATGCTGATTTTCTTACTTTATCCGATGTTTCAATAGCTTGAGCTCGAGTTATATCATGTGAAACTGGTCTTAAAACGAATGAAACAGCTGGTGAAACATTACCCATACCAAAATTATCTAACATATTCCTTTGGTCATAATTTCCTGTAAATGGGTCATAAAATCTTGTTATAGATGATGGTCCTTGATTGAATACTTCTTGTATTTCTAATCTTTTACCATTATGAGAACTTGGTAAATTAGATTCAGTCTGTAAATCATAAACTTGCTTTGAGCCTGAAAGAGTAATAGAACCAGTATGCATTGTAACTGAACCTCCAATCCCAATTGCTTCACCATATTGGTCAGATAACATAAATGTTGTTCCCATGTGTGGATGTGTTACTGACAATGAACCTGTACCCATTCTACTTGTAGTTCCATCATTACCCCATCCGGAACCTGAAACTTTATTATCTGAACCATAGGAGTCCCACATCCAATTCTTCATATTATAATTGTTTATATGTAATGAATATTCTGATGTTGCTTCCTCAAACATAGCATATATTGAAGAAGAATTAAATTCTAATTGCATTACGGGGTGACCTAATCTTTTAGCAGCCCATTTACATACATCCACACTTTCTGATATGAATGCACCATCACTATTATATATGTTATAAGGTGTATCGTCCTTAGCACTTGTACTAATTGTCGGGTCTGAATATGTATATTGAAATTTTCCCATTAAATTCTCCAAAGGATGATATTATTCTTCATATATAAATATAAAGAAATGCAACAAAAAAGGGATAGAAAAACTATCCCCTTTAAGGTTTTTTTAACATTATCAGTTTAAGTATTATACATACATAAATGTCATAATAACTTTAACAGTCGTTGCTGCTGTTGTTAAATCAGCACCATTAGCTCTAAAGTTAACATGAAGGTCTCTAGCTGTTGCACTATATGTAGCGGCCGCTAAAACAATTGCTTCAGTAGTTGCGGGTCCACCTTTTGGTCCCACACCCGTTGTTGCAAATTGGTTAGCTGCTACACCTTCTCCATTAACTATAACGAATAAAGGAGTATTTGCTGTCCATGTTACTGCTGAACCACCATCATCTAATAAAGCCGTTAAAGCTACTATTTGTCCACCACTTGCAGCTGTACCTATTTCAAAATCAAGGTCATTACCACTTGATCCTGCTGTTACTATGTTTCCAGCATTAATAAAGATTACATCTTTAAGAAATGTTCCTGCTGGTTGTGAAATAGCTGGAACTGCGTAATCCGTGTCATCTGTGACTGCGATTGTAGCTGATGTTGCGGTTTTACTAATGGTTTTAAGTGAACCTGCTTCACCATAAGTATTAGCACCAGTAAATATATTATCATTTTCAGCTACCAACTTTGCAGCAACTCTATCTCTGTCATCTAAGTTGTACTTTAAACCATCTAATGTTACATTTGTCGATTTTATCGCCATTATTTTTCTCCATTTTATGTGATTAAGGAGCTGAAATTAATCAGCTCCTATATCACTTGGTTAAAGTATTATTTAAACAAGATCCAAGTCAGCTACATATATTTTAGCATAGAACTCAGGTCTAATCATTTTCTTAGCATATCGAGTCATCACACCTTTTCTTGGAGTGAAGTCTGATGGGTCGTACACAAGTGGAGTCATAATCAATGGTACATATGGTGAATACACAGCACCTGTTTCTAAGAAATTACTTCCTCTGAATCCAAGTAGCATTGTGTTTTCTTCCATGTATGGGTTTTTATAAACCTGGAATTGATTATTAACGGCACCTATTTTTGTCACACCCATTGCGAATTGACCATTAGCTGCTATATCACCAGTACCAAGATTAGCATTGTAACCCGGTAATGATTCTAACAGAGTAGCAATCTTAGGTGAACAAACAACAAAGTTAGCACCACCTCTTAATGTTAAACGATGAATTTCATTAGACACTTTTTGAATCTTAGCAACTAATGTTTGATACCATTCAAATCGTGTACCATAGAATGTAGTGTTTTCAAATGCAGATGTTGTTGCATTATAGTCATTACCTTGTTTAGCAGACCAGTAATCAACTGTTTGTGCATCTGAAATCAACATATCAAGTATTTCTAAATCAATTTCCATTGAAATGTATTCAGATAACATTGATGTTAATTCAGCTTCAGCATCAACAGAGTGGTATGCATTCAAGTCTTGAGCTAATTCAGGAGTCCAAACTGCTTTCAACTTACGAGTTTTAGCAACGATTGGTCTTGATTTTAGTTCTAACTTGATTTCTGGTATTACTAATGAATCCTGTGTAGCATTACCAGTACGGTCTTCAAAATCACCTCTATCAGCTTCAGATGTTCGTTTAATATATCCAACTTTCCATGCAGGTTGGTCGATAACAGTAGTTGCAGATGCCGAAACAACTGTTGAAAATGTTCCAGTAGAACCTTCTGCTCCACCTATAGAATTAAACTGATTTAATACTTTTACTGGACCAGCATCAGAACCTGTCATTTCTGGTACCCATGACCTAACAGTTAATTTATCAGCATCAGTTGCTCCCAAAGTAAAGGATACTTTAAATAATTGCCCTGCATTAAAAGAACCTGTTACATCTGCGTCATAATTAATATCAGCATGTGTTGCAACTGCAATTGTTGGAGCAGTTGTAGCAGCAGCTGATGATGTTGCTGCAGTATATCCATATCTACCAGCACCATAGAAACCTTTTACAGGGAATGGAGCTGTTGAACCAGATGGACTATATTTACCAGTTTCACCAAAAATTGGGTCACCTGCTGTGAATCCGTTTCTTGTATTTCCATGTTGGAAGTCAAGATAGAATACAAGACCAGATGGTAAATTCATTGGTTGAACTGATACAAAGTCTTGAGCTGCTATTTCAGCAAATATTCTTCGTACCAATGGTAAAGCAACACCTGACCATTCCTCGTCACCTTTGAAGTCTGAACCAGCTACACCACCCTGTGGGCTTGTTGTTGA